TGTGATACAAGCGGGAGATGCGGTTCGAATCCGTGAAGCAGACCCTAGGGATATCTGTGAGTATGGTACTATTGCTGGTTCGAATCCAGCTTTCGCCACAATCGTAAGACACTTCGACTTGAAAGAGATGGGTCTTGCATGGCAAGAATGGGGTCAAAGACATGTTGACCTTGTTGCTGAGATTGATAAAACAATGATGGAATCATAATGGATGTTAAAGTAAAAAATATATTTGTTGATAGACCATCCTCAGACATAGATTGTGAGTTAGGTTCATATGATTTACCTTATGAAATATGGGTTTCAATTGATGGTAAGATATTAAAAACAAATAAAAGGCGATTAATGTGTTGTTATGAATCAAACAGTCTACTATCAATGGCAGATTGTTTTGATTACTTATCTGACGATGGTAAATCAGAATTCACCTCAAGATTTCTAACCACGTATTTAGGACCGATTGCTTGGAAAATAAAATTTGGTGGTAAGGTATCTAAGAAAGAGAGTGAAGGGTTTGAATTTGCTATGTGTAAGTTGAAAGAAATTAGTCGAGATGAATATAATACATATTTACAATACACACAAAAGAAAGTAGATAATGGTAATAACAAGTGACAGATTCCTAAGGTTTCTAACCTTCTTTTTAGGCGGTGGGGAGTTGCCAGCAGCAATGGCATTCTTCCCATTCGTTATTCTAAATAGTAAAGTTGAGGTCACACCTAGGCTTATTAATCACGAGAGGATTCACCTCCGTCAACAGTTGGAGTTATTGGTAATTCCCTTTTATATATGGTACTTGATAGAGTTCTATAAAAAGGGGTATATGAATGTTTCTTTTGAAAAAGAAGCATATTCCAACGATAATAACTTGAATTATTTGAAAAAAAGATGTATATTTGCGTTTAGAAAGTATTTATAATACAAATAAACGTTATTCGTACCTCAAGTGTACGCAAAGGATAGCAATGGATAAACAATTAAATATGGAAAGTGATGAAGGTAGTAAACAGAAAAAGACTAGCAACCTTGTCGTTGATGGCAGCGATGTTCTTCCTCCCTCTGGGGTACGATGTAGCATTTTTCATGCTCCAAAAACTCGTGGATTCCTATTTGATTACCACTTTATTTTTCTACCTATTGTCAGCGGGTTTCTTTGGCTTATATATTTTATTATCTGACATTAAGCTAAAAAACTTAATTAAAAACGTTTTAAATACGCTTACATCAAAAATTCGTAAAATACTAGGTAATTAAAGTATGTGGAACGGCTCTTGATGGTATTTATAATAAAAGACAATCATGAGTTTTGACATTCGCAAATATGACAACGTGATATTTCACGAGCATGAACTTACCCATAAGAGGATTAAGGTACTATTGCTTTGGTTCGAGCATGAGGTATATAAAGTTGACCTTTCACTTGAGGGTCAAGTTAAACTCATGGATAGATGGTTGAAGAAGCTATTAAAAGAAGAACTATATGAGGTTATTCCATTCTTTGAAAACATGAAGGCTGACATGGAAATGAAGCTAAATTGCGAAGCTGATGACATTATTACATACCCAAAAGAGGAAAAGGTAAAGGAAAAGGTCAAAGTGTCAGTCGAAAAACAAACGGAACCATTTTTGACTAGAGTTCAACATAAAATAAGAAAGACGTATAGGTTGATTTTCAAGAGGAAATAATCTATATTTGTAAAAATTGTTATATTATGAACGAATTTGATGCATTATTTAACCAATATTTTGGTGATAATAAGAACGACTCTGGAATGGAGCGTATGATGAAATTAATCGGAAGATTAAATAATGGTGGTGGAATAAGCGGCATGAGCCCAGAGGATAGCCTTGGGAAACCAGATACTGTAAGAGAGTTTGAGAAGGACGGAGTTGTATTCGTAGAATCAACATGGGACACACCACAAGGAACTATAGTAAGAGTAGAAACTAAGGAAGATATAGAATTCACTTCTGACTTCTTCAAGAGAAACAATATACCAACAGGTGAAAGGATAAGTGAAGAAGTTCCAATGACACTTGAAGAGAAATTGGAGATTGCAAAGGAACATGAAGACTACGAAACTTGTGCTGAGTTAAGAGATGAAATCGAAGCTAGAGATAAGAGAAAAAGTATGAGTAGAGTGAATAATATCCTTGAAGCTGCTAAAAAAAGACAAGCGGAAGTAGAAAAATTAGAAGAGGACAAAAACGTTGAAAACAACGATAAAACGGGGGATTCAGAGGAAGATGAATGGAACTTCTAAAACTTTTTTCAAAAAAAATTAAAAAAATACTTGCATTTTAAAAAACTTTTTGTATCTTTGCATTGTATTTAAAATTAAACGAGGGAGAAATCCCATACAAAAATTAGAAATTATGAACTTAACAGTTACGACATATCAACCGAAACAGTATACGCAAGGCGGGAAGCCGAGCGTGGCGGGTTTGCTATGTCTAACTACAAATGGTATTGACGAGTTGAGTTAATACTTTAGTTCAAAAAGATATAGGAACCCGACCACGAAAGTGAGTCGGGTTTTTTTATGTCCTTTTTTTCGATAGGACTCAAACAATCGAAAGTTCTTTGACATCGTGTAATTCTCTAGGCGTGGGAAAGTTGGTAATCCGCATGGTTTGGGACCATGAGACCGCTGGTTCGAGTCCAGCCGCTTAGACATAAACTGCGGGGGTAGTTTAATACAAAACACCGTCCATGGAGGACGGAGATTGTAGGTGAGAACCCTACTCCCCGCTCTATCGAGTGGTGACAAAATTGGCTACGAGCCCGCCTTGGGAGCGGGAGACTGGGGGTTCGAATCCCTCCCATTCGACAATAACTGGGTGTTCCACAGATGGCTATATGGACCTGTTTTGGAGACAGGCGTTCGCAAGTTCGAATCTTGCTACCCAGACGACAGTAACAAATCTTGAGAGTTCGTCTATTGTTAAGGCATCACCCATTGGGGGTGGAAAAGAAGGTTAGATTCCTTAACTCTCAACTAAATCCAAACAATGTCCTGTGGTGTAATTGGCAGCACGTATGGTTTTGGTCCATGAGATGCTGGTTCGAGCCCAGCTGGGACAACTGAGTCGGAGACCGTTTTGCTCATTTTCATAGAACGGTAGAGTTTCGTGGAAGCGTAGAAAATGAGATACTATTGTCCTATGGTGTAATTGGCAACACGTCTGGTTTTGAGCCAGAAGAGTACAGGTTCGACCCCTGTTGGGACAACGAAGGATAGTTACAGCAAATGTACAAACTCAGACTTTTAATTTGAACAATCATGCTATCCTGTATTTGGGGATTGAAAGGCGTTCGGATACGCCAGCGGGACTGTAAATCCCGTCCTTTCTAGGGAGTGGTTCGAGTCCACCAAGCCCCACCAGATATGCTGTTAGACTTTAAGCTTCCTTAGTGCTTGGAAGGAGCCAGATAGGGTGATAAAAAGTCCAGATTGGGAGTGAGTCAACTATTGGTTGGTTGAGGCAGTCTGTAAAACTGTAGCCCTGTATAGGTGCTGGTTCGATTCCAGCGACTCCCACAAATGCCTCTGTCCCATAGTGGTCGATTGGACTGGTTTTGTAAACCAGAGGGTTTTCCCCATCGTTGGTTCGAATCCGACCAGAGGCTCTAAGTGTAAGTCGCACCACCCGATTAGACTGGATGAAAGACTCCGATAGGTGGAAGGTGGTTACACTTAAATTGCCCCCTAAGCATAAATGGTGATGCACTAGCCTTGTAAGCTTGGGAACCCAGTTCGATTCTGGGAGGGGGCTCACAAAACGCAGATGAGGTGTTATGGTAGCACATGGGCCTTCCAAGTCCGAGGCGTGGGTTCGACTCCCATCATCTGCACAAATGCGAGATGTAGCTTAATGGCTGAAAGCGTCTCCCTTCCAAGGAGAAGACGGGGTTCGATTCCCACATTTCGCTCAAACAATATAATTCGACTTGACTTTTCTGCTCATTTTATTATATTTATAATAAAATGAATATTATGAGATGGACACAAAAAGAAATAAATGAGGCGATTTATATGATTAAAAGTGGTGTTAATTATGTTGATATAGGTTTATCATTAAACAGAACAGCAAATTCTGTTAGGAATAAATTAAATGAGTACGGTTTAAACTACAAGCAATTCAATCAAAAGGAAGATAAATTTTGTTTAAATTGTTCAACTAAATTAGAAAATAATAAAAACACATTTTGTAACCATTCATGTGCTGCAACATACAATAACAAAAAAAGAGGTACTGAAATAGAATGTTTAACTTGTGGTGAAATAACTAAGAACTACAAATTTTGTTCAAAGAAATGTTCGTCAGATTTTCAGAAGAATGAATCTTTTAGAAGAATTGATGAAGGTGATGTAACACTTGGGGTTAAACGATACAAAGAATATCTCATCATCAAATATGGTGAAAAATGTATGGAATGTGGATGGTGTGAAGTTAATAAACACAGTGGAAAAATTCCAATTGAGTTAGAACATATAGATGGTAATTCTGATAATAATTCATTGGATAATTTGAAACTACTTTGTCCAAATTGTCATTCTCTAACACCAACGTATGGTGCGTTAAATAAAGGAAATGGTAGGACTAAGAGGAAAGAATATAGAAAGAAATATAGAGAAAAACTTAAATAATGTCGGTGAGGTGTTATGGTAGCATACCACATTGCCAATGTGGAGGCGAGGGTTCGACTCCCTTCACCGACTCAAGAGAGGATGAGAGTTCGATTCCCTCTACCCGCTCCACTAAAAATGCTGGGATTTGTCCATTGCCTATAGCTTAATAAATTAATGGACACTTGGGGGTGTTGAAATGTTAGTAAATCAAACACTATATCTTGACACTTAAAAGATGTATACAGCAAAAATAATCGATAAATTCACTTAGACTGTAAATCTGATAAACGTTGGTGCAATTCCAGCCGCCCCCGCTAATAAAATAATAACTGATTAAAAACTAAAAATTATGAATGCTTTAACTAACAAAATCAAAAAGAAAAAGAAACGTTAAAGCACTCGGCTTCGAGAAAGTTACGGGTGCTAATGGAAAAATTATACCCCCGTAGCAAACAGGTTGTATTGCAACGCTCTTTTAAAGCGTAGGGCTGGGTTCGATTCCCAGCGGGGGTACAATATGCCTTCGTAGCAATTGTGGAAAAGCACCCGACTCTTAATCGGGATGGAAGTGGGTTCGACTCCCACCGAGGGTACTAACATTTTAAAAAATTAGTACTATGGACACAAGACCGATTGAAAGGAGACTTATGGAAACATACTCCGACAGATACAGAAGAATTTGGGTTCAGTATTGCCAACTTAGTAAGAGAAGGTCAGAATACAGAGTTGTCATCACACTTTTCCCATTACGAGGACAATACACGATGTTATTCAGTGGTGTAATCAACACCATAGATTTTGACACAATGAGAAATATTATTGAGGAAAGCTTGCAAGGTACGGATTAATTTCGTACCTTTGTAGCATTATGAAAAGATAAAACAAATTGTAAAATCATGAAGAAAGTGTTTATTTGGTCAATCTGCTCAACTTGTAATGAACCTGTTGCAATAATTGAACCTTGTACTGAATTAGGGTATAACGCATTCCCAACCACAAATTTTCATGGGGAATTAAGTGTCGAGGAAACCGAAAAAGTCAGACAAACTTTAATTCAAAAGTTACGAGAAAATGGTGAGCATGATAAATCGAAAGCAATTGAATTAAATACCAGAGTTATTGAAATTGAGTTTAAATAAACCTTCGTTATAAATATTTTATTTTTGCGATATGAAACACCTAGGAGAAATAGCAATCAGAGCCTTCAATGGAGGGTCAGATAAAACACCAAATGAAAAACCAACAGGGGAAATACTTGAACTAGTCTACTCCGAGATGACTAAAGGTTGGCACATGTCAATCAAGTTGGAAGAAGGGACCGCTGGAATTGGATTCTATCTCACTTCTAATGATAGGAAACTCAATGTCATGTCTGGTCATATTGTGTTCAGTGTGGACATTACGTCAGATATTCAAAATGAATTGTTACATGCGCCTAGTGTGAAAATATGAAATTTGTATAATTAAAATATTCTTAGTATCTTTGCAATATGAAAAGAGAAAAACAAATTTGGCTTACCTCGGACACACATTTTGGCCACAAGAATATCATTAGATTTTCTAGCAGACCATTTAAGGACGAAAACCACATGACAGAAGAGTTAGTAAAATCATGGAACGAGGTAGTAGATGAAGATGATGATGTATATCACTTAGGTGATTTTTCATTAACAAACGCTAAGAAGACTGAGGAAATCCTTTATAGATTGAATGGTAATATTCACTTGATTAAGGGGAATCACGAAAAGTCCGTGTTGCAGAAGTCCTATAACAAAGACAGATTCACATGGATTAAGGATTATCACGAGATGTCCTTAGTAATGCCAGACGGAACAAAGCAATTTATTGTTATGTGTCATTATGCTATGAGAGTCTGGAATAAGTCACATCATAAATCATGGCATCTTTACGGTCATTCACATGATTCAATGGAGCATGAGACTTGGGGTAGAAGTATGGATGTTGGAGTTGATTCAGCATACAGAATCTTAGGTGAGTACAGACCATTCAGTCTTAGAGAAATATCAAACATACTCTCAAAGAGAGAACACAATCCAGTTGACCACCATCTTGAGGTAAAACTTAGGAAAGAGGGTCACATAAAATAAAGGCTTATGAGAGATTTTTTAGAAACTGAAACAGGTAAGTGGATTGGAATCGCAATCCTATGTGCAATCATAGTAGTGGGTCATTTCATTACTAAATGATAGTACAAATCATCTCTAGAATATTATTTGGATTGGGTATATTGGTGATGTTCATCCCAATGTTAATCCCAACCTTTATAGTAATCAAACTACATCTTATTGGGATGGGCATGATAATATCACTTATAGGTATTATCTTCTTTGACCATGAACCCAATAAGAAGGTTAATGAAGAAATCCTAGATGATGACTTTGAATGAGGCAGAGGACGTATCGCTGCGTTACCACGTAGATGGTAAGGTAGAGGAACTTCGAGGCTGTTTTGCTTAAGGTAGGAGACTGTGAGTACGCTGTTAGGTGTACCACGAAAGGAAAAAGGGTTAGGAGTACGGTACACAAACCAGTAACCCCGAAACACCCAAAGCAGTCGTTCGCACTACCGAGGCAGCAACACATACAGACTTGAGCGGGTGAGCAACGCTATGATAGTCGGGTAGTGGCACCAGCTGAAATGCTGGATGGGTAACACCATAGATAAATGATACGAATAAAACAGAACTTCGGGTACGCTCACCTCATTCACCTATGCCTCTTTAGTATAACGGCTTATTACACCTCTGTGGTATGGAGGTAATCTCAGTTCGACTCTGGGAAGAGGCTCAAAATTTACACGATACTTTTTACTATAATCCGTATATTTATAGTAAAAACACAATTATGATTAAGAAGTTATTAAGAGAGTCCATTTTAAAGCAAGATGAATTAAATCGTGCAATCATCAGAGACATCAATGAATCATTCAAGGATACTAAAGTATTAAATAACAAATTCATCAACGAATCTGTCAGCTACTTAACATCTAATAATGACGTTGGGTTTATGAAGAACTTGTTCGAATCAGCTGACATGATGGATGCTCTTCTTGACATTTGTGTTTTAACTTTCAGTTCCGAGAACACTAAACTAGGTGGTAGCATCGCTACTTTCTCACTTCCAGCTGGATGGACGTGCCCATTTGCAAACCTTTGTCTAAAGAAGGTTGCCCGACACAGAGTCATGGACCCAGAAAAGGTTGGAACGTCTAAGATTAGTAAGAAGACTGGAAAAGAAGTGCCTTACAAGGGTGACGTTCAAGTTACTAAGGGTAAGGATGCTGAATTCGATTGCTACGCTGCAAACCAAGAAATGCAGTACGATGCTGTTAGAGCGAACAGGTGGCACAACTTCGACTTACTTAAAGAAGCTGGGGATTACAAAGGACAAGCTGACCTTATTGAGAGGTCATTGAAGTTCTACTTCGATTCAGAGGGTAAGAAGGATGCTGTTAGAATCCACGAGTCTGGTGACTTCTATAATGGAGAGTACTTGAAGGCTTGGATGGAAGTAGCAAGGAGAATGCCGAACGTTCAGTTCTACGCTTATACAAAATCAGTACCTTACGTTAAACAAATGGAGAAGGCACTAGCTGAGATTCCTAACCTATCTATTACACTATCTAAGGGTGGTAGAGCAGATGCACAATTAGGTGATGTTGACGTAAAGGAATCACACGTATTCAATACACCAGAGGAAGTACTTAAGGCTGGTCTTATCGTTGACCTTGATGATGAATTGTCAAGAGCAAAGGGTGGTAAGGAGTCTAACTTCGCACTACTAGTACACGGTACACAAGAGAAGGGTGAGATGTCTCAGAATAAGATGAGAAACGAGACTTTCATGGCTTATTGGAAATACAGAAAGAGACTTAATAGAAACCTCGGTAAATCAGAAGATTACCACTTATCTGAGAAGGAAGCTGACCAAGCTTTAGGTTACATTGAACAAATCAAGTCGAACCCAGAGAAATATAAGAGTAAATTTTCTAAGACTAATTTAGACTTCATGGCAAAGCTATTAAGATACGTTAAGAAGTACCACAAATACAACTTCGACAAGGAGTTAGTAAACATCATTCCAAAAAAATATAGATAATTTGTTGATTTGTTAAATATTTTTCATATATTTGCGGTATGAAAAATATTGTTATCATTGACAGAGACACAGAAAGAAAACCTGTGATTAGGATTGGGAAACCAGATGACCCAACAAAACCAGAGGACAAAGAGGGTGCTAAGAAGAATATCATAGATGACATTTCTACTACCACAGATGGGCTAATGACACTTGTTAGAATGGCTCACGATGCTGGTTATATGGATGCTGACAAAGCAGCAGCACTAATTGTGAAATATTTCACAGAAGAGTTTTTGACTGAAAAAGAAACAGAACAATCATGATAAAAAGAAATTACACAAATGGAGGTATAGGGCGAATATGTGAATAACATATTAAATCTATACAATCATGAAAAAAGAAGACGTAATTTTTGAAAGAAAGGAATTTCTAAACTTGCCTGGTCACAATGGCATGGCAAACATTGTTGCGAGTATTGTCGCATCTGATAGCTGGAAAAAGGATACAGATGATGACGGAAAGCCGCTATACCGTAATGTCTACTATAAGTTAGACTTTGCAGACTGTGATAGAAGAGTTTCAATGGAACTTGAAGACTACGATGAATACGCTAGAGAGAACACTATGCATAAGGTAGATACACTTATCGATACACTTATCGAATTCAGAACAGCGTTGAAGAAGGAACTTAAGTACCAACACAGACTTGAAAAAAGAAGAAACGCAAAAAAGGAAGCTGAGAAAGCAGCCGAAAAAGAAAAAGACTAATGGAAGGTAAATGTGAATTATGTGAACGAGAGGTTACTACAACCTCTCATCACCTAATCCCTAAGCAAGTCCATTCTAAGAGTTGGTGTAAGAAAATGTTCACCAAGGAAGAGATGAACGGGCGTAGGGCAGACTTGTGTGGTGATTGTCATCCAGTAATCCACAAGTTCTTCACACATGCCGAGTTAGCAAGATATTACAATACCGTAGAGTTATTAAAGGCTAATGAACAAGTAGCCAAATTTGTTAAATGGGTCTCAAAGCAGACCAAAAAAGCTAAAAGGTGAAAATAGAAACTAAAGTACTTAAATTACTTAAAACAGAGAAAAGTAGTTCTCAAATCAAACTTGAAACGGGAGTTTCGGCTACAAAATTGACAATTATCTCAAAAAAATATGGGATTAGTTTAGTTGAAAGGAATCGACTGTTAAGAGAAGGTAAATCTCCTAAGGTATTATTCCGTAGTGATAAGAAAATCAAAAAGAAGGTTATTAACCAAATCAAGAAGGGTAAGTCTAGACCTAAGATTGCTGATAAGTATGGTATCACCGTGTATAAAGTTAAGGTGATTGCTCAAGAAAATAACTTGACAATTCCTAGACCACAAAAAAGGGATAAAAAACGTCACAAGGAAATTTTAAATATTCTCAAAAGTGGTGCGTTAACTTACGATGAAATTGGTGAGAAATTCGGAATAACAAAACAGAGAGTTTCTCAAATAGCTAAATTTAATGGTTACAGTAGGTGGGGGCAAATTAGAGAAAATAAAGCTAAATTCGTAAAAAAGATAAAAAAAGACATTAAAAAGGGTCTATCTTATAATGATATTTACGAAAAGCATAACTTAAAAGAAAAAAGAGACTTATTAAATGATACTGACTTAAGTTCATTATTCACCGATATGATGGCTACTAGAAATGAAGCCATTAAAAAACAATATCGCACTAAAACAGCAAAGAAAGTCATGAAACTTAAGGATTATGAACTAAATAATCCTAATACTATAAACGACATAAATACTGTCTATAGAGTGTCTAGTAAGTTGGGTTATAAAAAGTACCCTATGATTGGCAATCGAAGTGCTGGTGGGGTTTTCGAAGATAAGAAAATTCTAAAATACATTGAGAGAAAGAAAGATAAGGATGGTTGGTCATTTCCAATGATTACTTATAAATTGAATCGTATGGGTAGAAAGACCTTAACTGGTAAGGAATTTACAACACCTAATGTGATTGCTAAGTACCATGCTTACAAGAAAAATAAGTACAAACGAGTTAAATTGAAGTAAGTATGAAGATTCACACAAAACAAGGTAGTGACTGCAAATCAAGAAGACTTAGACCAGAAATAGAACGTCTTTACAGCGAGGGTAAGAAACCTAACGAAATTGCAGAATTAGTTGGTCTACACGTAGTGACTGTTAAGAAGGTTCTAAAAACCAAAGAGAAGTTCCCAAGTAATTCAAAATCAGAACGTGCGAAGCCAATCATACTTGAAATGGCTGATAAATATCGTGAGATATCAGAAATAGCTGAAAAGACATTTCTTCACGAGAATACAGTTAAGAAGGTGTTGAAGCGTATGGGGTTTGACTTGAAGGTGTATAATAATAAGTCGAAGAGACTAACCCTAGAAAGGAATGTTATTGAAGAAGTTAAGAAGAACAATAACACATATAATGAGATTGGTCTTATGTTTGGGGTATCAAAAAATGTTATTATACGTATTGCTCACAACAACAGTGTTAGAAGATACGAGAAAGACCCAGAGAAGTACAAGAAGATGGTTAAGGATATCTTAACTGATATTGAGAATGGTATACCTATGGATGAGTTGAAAAGGAAGTACAACCTCAATGATAAAAGAGTATATAATAATGCTACTAGTTACGGTCTTCCACCACTTGCAAGAACTTACCGTGAGATTAGAGATAAGGAAATCACCAGACAATACAAGACCAAGATTGCAAGAATTGTGTTGAAGTCTGATGCACCAGAAATGGATAGTCCAGAGAGACTTCAAAATGTGGCTGGTATCTACAGGTCATCATCAAGAAACGGATTTAAGAAGTATCCTAAGATTGGTGATAGACATAAGGGTGGTCTTTTCGTTGAACCAGAGGTTATCAAAATCATCAAGCGTGAAAAGAAAAAGAAGAAAACAAATGTTCAGATTGCTGAACTATTAAATAAGAAGGGATTTATCTCACCGATGGGTAATCCGTATAATCATTATATGGTAAACTTTAAGTGGGCTAAAATTAAAAAGTTAAACTTATGAAAACATACAAAGGACTAGTAAAAAGTTTAGAAGACCATCAAGTCTTCGTATTCGGAAGCAACCCAGAGGGTAGACATGGTGCTGGTGCCGCTAGAGTTGCGGCAGACCATTACGGTGCTATCATGGGTAAAGGTAGAGGTCATATGGGCAAGTCATATGGTCTTGTAACTAAGAACCTTACACCTAACTACTTTGAGGAAGAGTCGGGTATCACTTACGTTAAGGCTGGTGAGAGAAGCGTTTCAAAATTGCAGATGCTTTTTAACCTAATTGATTTGTATTTATATGCAAGGAAGAATCCTAATTTGGAGTTCTTGATAGCATATACGCCAGCACCTAACTTGAACGGTTACACACCGTTAGAAATGGCTGAGTTATTGTTATCTTTGCCTGTACCTAACAATGTCGTTTTAAACGAAGAGTTAATGGAGTTGTACAATGAACATAAACGAAATCAAACAAGCACTGAGGAAGAGGTTGCTTAACGAAGGAAGTGGTGGGCACGAATATGGTTGTGTTATGCTATTCTTACCGATTGAAAAAGAATGGTGGTCTAAACTAACGGGTGAAATTGAAGAAGATGATGTCTATAACCCAGAGGGTGAAAGAGACTACGGAATTCAACCTCATGACGAAGCACATGTGACGATACTTTATGGAATCCATAGTGATGTTCCAGATGAAGACGTTGAGGCTCTTATAGAGAAGATGACAGCCCCAGAGGTAACACTTGGTAAGATTGGAATCTTCAAGAATGGAGACAAGGGATTCGATGTTGTTAAGTTTGACGTAACAGGTCAAGACCTCCACGACATGAACAAGATGTTTATAGAACTACCACATACAAATGATTACCCAGACTATCATCCGCATGCCACTATTGCATATGTGAAGGATGGGACTGGTAAGAAGTATAGTAGAAATTTACCTAAAGATGATATCCTAACTGTTAAACCTAATAAGATAGTATATAGTAAAGCTGATGGCACCAAAAAAGAATATAAAATATAAATTTGTCCCGCTTATTAAACCATCTAGGACTGAGAGTACTGATTCAGATGTAACAATAAATCTTAATGGTAAAATTAAAAATGGGTTTATGGGGGAGAAATATCCTTATTTAGACTATAAAAATGATAAATAGATATTTATTAGTATGAGTATGGGAATAGCAATTATAATTTTTTCACTATTACCCGCATTGATATACAGTCTCATTATCTACTTAACGGTTCCGTATAAAACCATCAAGTTTAATAACGCATTACCATATATAGTAGTAGGTTTCATGTCAGTAGGGTTATTAAAAACATTTTGGGTGATATATCCAGAGTGGCATCAAGTAGCGGAAAATCTTGTCGGACAATCCAAAGACAATCCCTTCAAATTCTTTCACGCATTTTACTTTATACAAGTCGCATTAATTGAAGAACTATCCAAGTTAGGGATATTTCTACTTTACGAGAGATACAGGCGTAAATCACAAGAAGTCAAAGACCATCCAATAGCAACAATGTTCCATATGGGTCTTATTTCACTAGGCTTCGCTGTTGTAGAGAATGTAATGTATGGTTCTAATTCACCATTCCCAATGGATACGCTATGGTGGAGAAGCATAACGGCAGTTATTGGACACATGGTATTCGGTCTATTCATGGGTTATTGGATTGCACTTGGTAGAATGGGAGCAAGGCTTTATGATAGGTCACTTGTGGACATTCTCATCAGTAAGAAAAAGAAATTAAGAAACGTTTTATTTACGATAGTAGGTTTATTAGCCGCAACTATACTTCATGGTATTTACGACCTTCACATTGAGATGAATGGACCAACTGGTATTACTGGGTTGTACATGCTTTTAATCATGTCATTACTTGGTGCTTATTGGTGCTTTAAGAATCTTAACAAGCTGTACAAGAGGAAAGTAAATTCATTGAAAAATAAAATACCCAGAAAAAGTTGAATATTAAGAATATAATACTTATCTTTACATTATGAACAAGGTTAACAAAATCCAAGCAGTCCATTCGTTCACAGTTATGCCGAAGGATTGCAACTACAACGTAGAGGAAGGAAGTAAGGTAACCAGAATCCTATTCGGTGGAAAGCTACTTTACGAATTAGATTACGCTGGGGCTAAGATAGCTAGAAGAGCAACATATGATGTACCATGCGATTATTGTGTGACAGCATCAGTTGGGAATACTAACTTCGAGAAGCCAGCGTACATTGGGGATATCATCACCTATACCTCAACGATTAAAGCCCTTGGTAAGTCATCGTTACAAATTAGAATTACGGTGCAAAGGGAAAGTGTCAGAGGGGAGATAGAACAAATCTCATCATCTAATATGACCTTCGTTACAGTTAAGGACGGTAAGCCTTTCCCACATGATTTAACTTTTAAAGAATTAGGGGGATGAGACAGTCAAACAAATTATGTGTAGAATTACTTCCAACTTACACAGAGTTCGAGGAATATGACGAGAAGAAGTTTGTTGGATACAAACTTGCGATGAAAAGAGGTGAAAACCACTATTCAATAGTGACGGGGCTTTTCAGATATAAAGCTGGGACAATTGGTCCTCGTTCTTACAGTGGACTTTACAAAAAGGAAGTTGAGCATTATAATGTACATCTACAAGATAGACTTTCTATCTTCACAAATAAGGAAGATGCTTATACCGCATTGAAACTCTATAATGAGATTGAAGGTGATAACGCTGACTTAGCATTGTTGGAGATTACTATTAGTCGAAATCTTGAGAAAGCTAAATATAGTAATAAATTCGTATCTAATCTCGATGTCATTGTCGGTAAAACGATGGAGAAGATTGTTGAGGTAGATGTGTTTAAATATGAAAAAAAGAAGAGTCATGACACAAGAACAAAAAGCATTACTTTACGATGACATCGTAAGACAAGGGGACGTAATCAACAGAGAGATTTCAAAACTAAAATCGATTGTAAACAGAAATCCAGAGCAACAAGCACAACTCGATAAACTTAACGAGCAATTAGCTAAGTTGGAAGCACAAATGAACAACTTACTAGCTGGTTAATGGATATTGGTAAAGTTAGCATAATCGTTGCGGCATCAACTAATGGTGTTATAGGAAAGGATGGTGACTTACCATGGAACCTTCCAACAGACCTTAAGTACTTCAAAGAGGTAACTACTGGAAGTCCAGTAATAATGGGTCGTAAGTGTTGGGAGAGTATTCCAGAAAGATTTAGGCCCCTTCCGAATAGGGAGAACGTAATCATCACAAGGAACATTGACTACAAGTCTTATTGTGATGCTCACGTTAGATGGAACCTTGAACTAGCAGTAGAGGAACACATCTGGGGTAATGAGGAAGTCTTCATCATAGGTGGGGCTCAGATATATAAGGAAGCATTCAAGTTTGCTGATAAATTATATCTAACCCAAATATACGGGAATGTTGAAGGAGATACATTCTTAGAAGGACTTGACCCATCTGATTGGGGGTTGGTATCGGCTGAAAAGATGATGGAAGAAAATGGTGTTAATTTTAGATTCGAAGTATATGAAAGAAAAACAGAAAAAATACTGGGATAAGTTTGACGAAGTGTTATACGAAGAGTATCTTAGACAGAAGCAAATGTATAGGTTTAAGAAACAACGTTTGAATAAACAAATCATGTACAATTAAGTTTACTTTTGTTAAATTCTTGCTATATTATAAGCTATGGCAAAGAGAGTAACAAAGAAAACAACAACGTCCTCAAAGCAGACAGCGGCAGCTAGGAGAACCACTAAGAAGGCTACTCCAACGAAGAAAGCACCAGCCAAGAAACCAACGGTAACCTCTGGTAAAGAAACAACACCTAAAAAGGCTGTTTCTACCACTAAAAAGGCACCAGCTAAGAAGACAACGGCAACCTCTGGTAAAAAAACCACGAAGAAGACCGTAACGGTAAAGCCAACGACTAGGAGAAAGACAGCTACTAAGGCGAAGGCTACACCGAAGAAGACTACCGTAATGACTGCGGCAGAGAAGGCTAGGCAAACAAAGGCAGCTGGTGAAGCAGCGGCTAAGAAAGCTGTTAAGCCTCATACTCCACTTAGGGGTAAAAAGAAAGAGTATTATAAAGTTTCAGAGAATGCAGCCAGTTCTAGGTTTCACGAGATGGGTGAAAAGGTTAGGCGAGGCGAAGTTAAGTGGGCTTATTATGGAATAGATGGTAATGTAGGTTACCATTATTATGAAAAGTTGAAATGATAGAAGAATTAAAAGAAATCATTAAGGACCAAAGGTTCAAAGTTTTATTAAACAATCCAGATATCTGGGAATCCAAGGATATCGATTACACAACACCAATAGTAGAAAGGGTGTGGTTACCGATTAATGACAAGAGGTTATCACTCCATGTGATTCACCCATGTGAAGATGGTGAAGCATACATGCATCCACATGTTTGGGAGAGTGCTATGTACGTACTTCCTATTGGTGGGCTTTACGAACATCAAATTGGTGTTAGAACATATGATGAGTATGGTGATGCTGGCGAACCAAAGGATTACGTGGCTTGTAAACAAATTGTTGAAGGTGGTATGTATTATGAGATGTTGGAAAAGTCTGCTATTCACAGTGTTAGGCCGATTGCACAACCTGTTTTCACAGTGATGTTATCTGGAAAACCAATTTGGAAAGAAAATTCTTGCAAGTTACCAAAAGAATTAGTACCTTTGTCGGACGATAGAAAAAAAGAGATTTTATTAACATTTAAAAATTATTTCGAATGAAGTTAATTGAAAGAATCAGTGCGGACTTCATGACCGCATACAAAAACAAGGAAATGGAAAGAAAGGATTTCCTTGGTGTTTTGAAAACAGAAGTTACGAAAGAAAGTAAGACACCAGAAGACAAGGATGTTGTAGCTAAAATCAAGTCAATGATTAAAAGTGCTTCGGCAACCAATTCATTAACTGAAACGGAATTAGCAATCCTTGATACCTACTTACCAACTCAATTGAGTGAAGAGCAACTTACAGAAATTGTAAATGAGTTCATTTCAGAAAACGAAGGTGCTAACATGGGTAGTATCATGGGTTACTTGAAAAATAACTACGGTGGTCAATACGATGGTAGAATGGCCTCAACCGTTGCTAAAAGTGCTGTAGCATGATTAATTTAATAATATTAATGGCTATACATTGGTTATCTGACTTTGTTTGTCAGACCCATGAAATGAGTATCAAAAAGAGCAAGAGTATTCTTTGGCTGACATACCATGTAACTGTATACTCAGCTGTAACATCTATACTTTGGTTGACATTCTTCGGATTAGGACCAGATGTTAAGATTATTGCTACCTTTATACCAGTGTTCTTGATTACATTTGGAACACATTGGGTAACTGACTACTTCACAAGCAAATGGACATCACGTCTATGGGCTGAGGAAAAAGTACATGAATTCTTCGTGGTGATTGGATTAGACCAACTGATACATGCGACCACACTACTAATAACATTTAATTATTTAATAAAGGCATTATGACATCGGAGCAAATTAACAAGAAACTAGACGATTTGTATAACAACAAGAAGGCGAGAAACTTCTTCAATCATCTAGTAAGGGCTTACTTCCCTGTTAATAAAGTAGAAAAAGTATTCACTAAACCTAGAGGCCCATTTAGATGTGTTCTAACTAATGAACCACTAATCTCAACTAGTGAGATTCTAGCTGGTATCCACACTAAGGAATTCGAAGCTGATTTCAATAATCACTTGAAAACCATGTTTGATGCATCAACAGAAGCCGAGCATCCGATGACTAAACTGATTGGTGAAAGAAAGATGGGAGTTACTACGAAGGACACCACAACGAACATGGCATTCTCCACATTTCAAATCTTCTATGATTGGGTTGTAACTAGAATGCTTATGGGAGACAAGCATATAAACTGGTTATTGAAAGATATAACTAGAAATGAGTTCATGGATAGAGCAGAAACCATTAACAACCCAGACCTTCAAAAGAAGGTAAAGAAAGTGAAGAAATCGCAACTAAAACAAGCGACTTACACACTTGGTGATGCTGGGGGTGCTTTAGCAGAGTTGAAGAAAAAGATGGGAGATAAGTAAAAAACTTCCCTTTTTATTTGGTAGTTAATATTATTTTGACTATATTTGTCCTATAACATTCAAAACACAGGCATATGGAACACGAAAATGATAAAATTGAACTAATCATACCAAAGGTTGTTCATCCAGAGGATTATGAAGTTGGGGTGTTAATCGGACGATTCCAAGTACCAAGACTTCACAAGTTTCACAGAGAACTAATCGAAACAGTTTGCGCCAATCACAAAAAGGTAATCATATTCTTAGGTATTCCAGTTGTGGATAATACAATAAGAAACCCACTTGATTTCGCATCAAGAAAGGCAATGATTCAAGAACAGTTTCCACACGTAACCATTATCCCACTTAGAGACCAACGAGACAACCACGTTTGGTCACATCTATTAGACCAAAAAATAGCCGAGCCATTCGGAAATAGAAAGTCACTTCTTTACGGATGTAGAGATTCTTTCATTCCATTTTATTATGGTCGTCACAAGACCGTTGAATTGGCTGGAAATAATGATAAAATTTCTGGAAGTAGAATCAGACATGATGTATCACTAGAAGTTGTGAACTCAGAAGATTTTAGAAAGGGTGTTATTTACGCTAACTACGGTAGATACCCAGTTATCATGCCATGTGCTGACGTTGTAGTCTACAATGGTGGTGATGATACAATCCTATTGGCGAGAAAACCTAATGAGAAACAATACAGATTCATTGGTGGTCATGTTGATACAACTGATAAGAACTACGAGCAATCAGCAATTAGAGAATTGCATGAAGAAGCTGGGGTTAATCTAGAGGTTAGTGACCCTAAGTACATCTGTAGTGGTAAGATTGCCGATTGGAGACATGCTAAAGAAACTAGTGAAATATTTTCAACTCTATTCATAGTAAACAGACTTTGGGGTAGAGCGGAACCTAATGATGACATTGAGGAAGTTAAATGGTTCAAGGTTGATGATGTCTTGGATTATGAGGACTATTCTAAGTTAATCGTACCAGAGCATGTTGAATTCTTCGGTAACTTAGTTGAGTATTTGAAGAACATGCCAGACCGATGTGAGAACACTGAGGTTAAACCAACTAAAGAAATAGAAACACAACAATAAGTCTAACTTAAATTATAATATTATGAGTTTACAGAGAACATTAAAAATAAAATTACACGCAGCAGTTGAAGCTGGTGATATTTTATCGGTAAAAGAGTTACTACCATTGATTGAGAAGGCGTTTGACAGACCTAACAACTTAATCCTTTGTAGTGATGCGTATAAGTATTCACACCACAAATTCTATCCAGACAACACTGAGATAGTTCATTCTTACTTAGAGTCAAGAGGTGGGAAATTCGAAAAGACAGTATTCTACGGTCTTCAAATATACTTGAAGGAATTCTTAGAAGGAATTGCTATCACAGCTGAGGACGTGGACGATGCAATGACTTACTTAGGTGATAAGTTAGGTGTATTCGGAAGAGATGACGTATTCGACAGAACTAAGTTCGATTACATCGTTGAGGCTCACGGTGGGAAACTACCAATCAGAATCAACGCTGTACCAGAAGGAACTGTTGTTGATTACAAGAACGTATTGATGACCATTGAGAACACTGACCCTAAGTGTGCATGGTTGACTAACTTCCTTGAGACAATCCTTCTTCAAGTATGGTATCCAATTACGGTTGCTACTCTTTCAAGAGAGGTTAAGAAGATTGCTCTTAAGTATTTCCAAAAAACTACTGACCACGATGCAGCAACTATCGATTTCTTATTGAACTTTGTTCTTAACGATTTCGGATTCAGAGGTGTATCTTCTGTACAATCTGCAAGAAACGGTGGTTCTGCTCACTTGGTGAACTTCTTAGGTTCAGATACAGTAATCGCTAACGTTGTGATTAACGACATCTACAACTCTAAGATTAGAGGACTGTCAGTTCCAGCAACTGAACACTCTATCATGACTATCAAGGGAGAAGAGGGTGAAATCGAAATGATGAGAAGAACTCTTGAGAAATTCCCTACAGGTATCGTAGCATGTGTGTCTGATTCATTCGACATTTTCAGAGCATGTTCACAGTACTGGGGTGGAGAGTTGAAAGACTTAATCCTATCGAGACCAGCGGAGCCAGGTAATCAATTGGTTGTACGTCCAGATTCTGGTGACCCAGCAATGACACTTAAAGAGGTATTCAAAATCCTTTTCGATAAATTCGGTTACACTGAGAACTCTAAAGGGTACAAAGTACTTCCACCACAAATCAGAGTGATTCAAGGTGACGGAGTGAACATCAACTCAATTGCTAAGATTTACGCAATGCTTGATGAGTTGAAAATCTCAGCTGAAAACTTAGTATTCGGAATGGGTGGTAAGTTGTTACAAGCTGACATCAACAGAGACACACAAAACTTCGCTACTAAGGCATCGTTTGCAGTAATTGATGGTGTAGAGCATGACGTAGTTAAATCTCCAACTGAGATTGACGAGCATGGAAACTTCATCAAGTCATTCAAGAAATCTAAATCTGGTAGGCTTAAATTGGTGAAGACTGCTAACGGATACAGAACTGTAACTTCTAAGGAAGCTGAGTTCGATGTAGCGGTAGACGAATTAATCCCAGTATTTGAGAATGGGGTTATCTTAAAGGAACACACATTTGAAGAAGTTCGTGAAAGAGCGACTGTTAGTGTGGAAGAATTAACAACAGTAAAAGAGGTATATTAATGGAAGACTTCAAAAAAGGTCGTCTCGAAGCGGAGATTCGTGAGAGCGGCAAAAAGATAATGGAGGAAGCGACTAAGAAGAATGCGGAGAAATTCACGTTCTTTTGGTCTGGCCCTTTCTCACAATGGGCTAAGTCAACATTCGAAATTGGCGGTGTCAAATTCAATACAGCTGAACAATACATGATGTACAAGAAAGCATTGCTTTTCCATGACTACAAGACATGTTCAAAGATAATGAGTACATCAGACCCAAGAAAGCAAAAGGCTTTTGGTCGTGAAGTTAAAGACTTCAAGACTGAGGTTTGGGAGAAGTATGCTAAGGAGTTTGTTCGTGAGGGTAACTTCGCTAAGTTCACTCAAAACAGTGACCTAGAGAAACAATTACTAGATACTAGAGGAACAACACTTGTGGAAGCATCACCATACGATAAGATTTGGGGTATTGGTCTTGCTGAGGATAACCCTAAGTGTCTATCAAGAGAGACTTGGGAAGGTAAGAACTGGCTTGGTGAAGTATTAACTGAGGTTCGTTATGAAATCCAAATGATTCGACACGAGGAAGAATTAGAATTAAGATAATGCATAAAGAACTAGTACATATATTCTGGCATTGTGCCGATGACGATGGAAACTTTAACTTCTACGAAGAAGAAGATGAGGACTACGTTATAGACCTATCAACTGGTAAGATTTACACACCATCTGAGGACATAGGAGAACTAGATGAGCCTTACTTCTTCAAGACATCCGCTGGGACCAACTTCATGTTTGAGTTGATGAATGATGTCTGTTCGTTCTTACACGATGAGTTAACTGGTAAATGGTTAGCTGATGCTATTAAGAAGGAGATTACTGAACCACTACTACCAAAAGGTATTCTTAGAATGAAACCATGGGTGAAACCTCATCATGGAGAGTTAACACTTGTTTATCACATTGATTCATTCCAATGCAATCATCCATTAGACCCAGAGGAATGGGATATGGAAATCAATTGTCTTGGAGCATTAGGATTAAATTACGAACTAAAAGAGATGGAAAATGAGAAACAAAGCACATAATTCAACTATGACATCTTATCAACGAAAGGAATTATTTCGTATCTTAAAGATGTTTCATAGAATTGAAGAATTAGCGGTATTAACTGACCCAGAATTACATGAGTTGTGGATAAAGGATTGTGAATATCCTAATCCATATAAAAATAAGCGAGAGAATGGCTAAACTGAGTAAGTGGGAGCAACGCTGGGTTGACAGGGCTAAGGCAGTTGCTGAGTATTCTAAGGACAAGAATACAAAGACAGGTGCGGTTATCGTAACAGATGACAACACTGAGTTAACAATGGGATACAACGGTTTCCCAAGAGGTGCTGATGATGACAATCACCCTCAGAGGTATGAAAGACCAGACAAGTACTTCTGGACTGAACATGCTGAAAGAAATGCATTATACAAAGCTGCAAGAATCGGTATGGCAACTAAGGGAGCAAATATGTTTTGTACATATTTCCCATGTGCTGACTGCTCAAGAGCCATTATCCAAGGTGGGATTAAGAAACTGTATGTTGATAAACCAGACTTTAATCACCATAAGTGGGGTGACTCTTGGGTTGAAGCACTAATCATGCTAAAGGAGTGTGGTGTTGAAGTTGTATGGACAAATGTAGATGACGATGAGATTCAAGACACTAGTATTCAAGAAGGGAACTAAGTATCAAGAGTTCTACGGTTATGAACCAGACTTAGGTTGGATAACTTGTGCATCCCCTATTCACATGATGGACGAGGATGTAACATGGGAAGATGTTAAGAAGCATTTTCCAGATGAACACTTCAATGGAGTTGACTTAGTGACAATTGAGATTAACTTTGTAGAAGATTAACTTGCAAAACTAACAAGAAATTATTATATTTGTAAAACATGGACACGATGGAAAAGAAAAACGTTTTAGTAGGAGTTGCTAACGAGTCAGAACAATCAATGAAAATCGAAGATATCAAGGATTGGGAACCTAAGAAGATTTCGTATGTTGGAACAACAGCATACTTTCAACACGAAGACACATTCTACTCAATGGAAACCGCTGACTTTAGAGCAATCTACGGTCACAAATTGAAATAGTATGGGGATATTAAGAGCGATTAAAAAACAACACTTCGAGGCAATGGATAGACACCCATCATGGGGTTTCACCTATTGGGCATTTGACCTTCATGGTACGATAATAAAACCAAACTATGAGGCTGGAAACATACCGAAAGAGTTTTATCCTTACGCAAAAGAAGTCCTTCAAATGTTATCGAATAGGAATGACGTTGTTATGTACATGTACACTTGCTCACACCCACACGAACAAGAGCAATACGTTGAGTACTTTAAGGAAGAAGGTATAGAGTTTAAATGGGTGAATGAAAACCCAGAAGTACCAACAGACAACAATGGATATGGTTACTATGAAGATAAACCATATTTCAACGTTCTCTTCGAAGATAAGGCTGGGTTTGACCCAGAAGAAGATTGGGAAGATGTGCGAGACTACTTTAGAGGTAGACACTCATTCATCCTTCGAACCTTCTACAAGATAAAAAGGTTATTTAAAAATGGAATTTAAAAGGTTTAAAAAGGTAATCCCAGACTTCTTTACAAAGGAAGAATGTGTAGGATTTGTTAACTTTGCTGAAAAGGAAGGTTTTGAAGAAGCCCTCGTCAACACCAGAGCCAAAGGGCAAGTGATGATGAAGGAGATGAGAGATAACGATAGACACGTTTGGCAAGCTAGAGACTTAGCTACTCAGCTATGGCCACTACTAAAAGAACACATCCCTCAAGATGTTGATGGATGGAGACCAATAGGTCTTAACGAACAATTCAGAATCTATCGTTACAAGGATGGTCAACAATTCAAGACACACCCAGACGGTGCGTTCAAGAGAAACGACCATGAGCATTCAAAGATTACTGTTATAGTATATTTGAATGATGACTTTGAAGGTGGTGAGACAGAATTTGTTATGCCACATGAGATTATAGAACCTAAGGCTGGAACACTTCTATTGTTCGCACATGGACAATTACATAAGGGTAACCCTGTGCCGAAAGGAACTAAGTATGTGTTTAGAACTGATGTAATGTACACAGACATTCCACCAAGACCAAGTGAGTTGATGCCGAACATCTACGACTTGATTGCAGATATGGACTTCGAAAAGGATGCAGCGACTGTAAGAGAGGCGATTAGAAGACATCAAATCCAAGGACTTGAAGGTGAAGACCTAACAAAAGCAACTAACCAAGTAGCTTACTTCCTAGTACAAAGATTCTATGGAACGCTATTGGAAAAATTAGATAAAGAAGCAGAAGAAAATGATTAAGTTCAGAGAACCAATGTATTCGAAGGGACCAGATGATTTGGTCATATTACTCCCATCAATCACTTACCAAAAGATGGATTGGAGAAAAATAATGGAAGACGGCAAAGGACTTAAAGATGTAGACGTGAGTTATTCGTTACACTTCAAATGGTTCAAGATGCAGTATTCTATAGGTTTAAATTATAAGAAGAAATGAATAAAGTAGCAGTATTTACAGGGGCGGGAATTTCAGCAGAGTCTGGTATCCCAACATTCAGAGATAAGATGACAGGACTTTGGGAGAAGTACGACACAGACGTTGTTGCTTCTAAAGTTGGTTGGAAGACTCACAGAGAGGAAGTACTTGAATTCCACAATGAATTGCGTAAGCAAATCTATGATAAATTACCTAACGATGCACATAAGGCATTGGCTGACTTAGACAAAACAGCTAGAGTTACTGTTATCACTCAGAATATCGATGACCTTCACGAGAGAGCAAAGTCACGTAACATTCTTCACTTACATGGTGAGTTGTTGAAATGTCGTAGCACTGTTGACCACTCAATCCAATACGATTGTCGTGGAAGTATCAATATTGGTGACAAGTGTGAGAAGGGTTCTCAGTTGAAGCCAGATACAGTGTTGTTTGGAGAGATGCCTAGAAACGTAGATGAGGCTTACACCGCTATCTGCAATGCTGATTATGTGATTATTATTGGAACTAGTTTCCAAATCAGTTACACGCTTACGATGTTCCAGAACATCAAGCCAGAGACTAAGGTGTACTTCATTGACCCAGAGCCAGTTAAATACTTGGATAGCTATGGTCTTAACATCGAGTACATCAAGAAGGGTGCTGTTGAGGGTGTAAGAGAAATCACTAACAAGATTGCTGACGAAATTCGTCAGAAAGAAATGATGGAGGGTTAAAATGAGTTTAGTAAAATTTGAAGTAAAAGAAGACCACTTGAAGTTGATGAGATTCCTTCAATGGTCACAAACCGAAACTAACCACATCTTGTCTATCAACAACTTAGACAATGATGATGTGGAAGAAGTAATCCTAACCCCATTCGGTGGGGATGACCTTATCCAAGATATTGGTGACATCATCTATGGTGTTCCAGAGGGTAAAATTGACTTCATGGATGAAGATAGTGGATTCGGCAAGGTCACATATAGTGATGAACAAGTGGAGTACATGACTGAATTGTTTAACGGTCTTACAACAGCCTTAAACATTTGCTTGTACACTCAGTCATTTGAGATTGGTCACTACAAGAGGCGTTACCACGATATTCATTGGGAGAAATACGAACCTAAAAATAAGAAATGAAAAAAACAATTGTTGTAAATTTATTCGGTGGACCAGGTTCTGGGAAGTCCACCCAAGCACTAGGAGTAACCTACAAGCTTAAACTAAACGGTGTTAACTGTGAGTACGCAAATGAGATTGCAAAGGATTTGATGTGGCGTGAAGACTTCGGTTCTCTGAAAGACCAAATTAAAATCTTCGGAAAGCAGAACGGAAAGATATTCGACCTTAAGAATAAGGTTGATGTTATCATTACCGATAGTCCAGCTGTAATGGGAATGCTTTACTGTAATCCAGACGAAGTATCGCTTCCAGAACTAGAAGCACTTGCTTTAGCTGAGTTCAACAGCAAGGATGTTGTGAATGTTAACATCATGCTTAAAAGAGACCCAGACAGACCTTATGACCCAAATGGTCGTGAGCAAACTGAGGATGAGGCAAAACAAAAGGATAAGGATGTAAGGGCCCTACTATCAAGACTTGGTATTAGAGTTAGACACTTCCTAGGAAAAGAAGCAACTACTGATTTTATCTACACTGAAATTATGAAGAAGTTAGATAAGATTACGGTAGAATAATGATGACAATCTTATTAAAACATAGAACCCCAAGGGTATTACCGATAGAGCCCAAGTACCGCAACATGTGTGAACAAGCTGCGTGGAGACTTAGGTGGAAATACAACGGATATTGTCTCCACCCAACTGGTATGTCGTATAGTCAGCGTGATTGGAATCAAACTCTAATCACAAAGATTAATCAGCTATCTGCTCAAATTCAACCTCATTTACAGTATCATTTACAACCTAATTTTCACCAATCAACACTAAGGGGTGGTGCCAATACTATCATACTCCCACCAGACTTACTTGCGATATTTGAAGACCTTGAGTATTACAAGTCGGAAGATAAAACACTTGCTAGACCTAAAGCGTTCTTTAGATATAATGTGAAGGTTGACTATGGGATTCACCCAAGAGAAATCCTTGTTTATTATGATGCACCAGACCATATTAGGGAGCGTAATCCAGACATAGACGATAACAACAGAATCTATGGTGTTATTAGGGTTGATGGACTTGAGGGTTATGTTGAACCTAAGTGGGTTAAGAAAAAGGAGATGATTCTATTACCAAAGAAGTATCTTTTATTAACAAAACATTTGGTTAATTGATTTTTAATTCGTATATTTGACAAAACAACTTTAAAGAAGCGAATATGGAAAGTATAATTTTTGCGGTGGACGGTAGAGACAAGCTAGTTGACACTATCGTTAAATTATTGACAATGACAATGTGTGAAGTAACCATCGGTGATATAAATGCCGAGAAGTTTTCAGACGGTGAGGTCTGTGCTGACTTTCAGACATCGGTAAGAGGTAAGCGAGTATATTTGCTTTCATCACCGAACACAGCTGAGAAGGTACTCCAACTTAACTTTGCCATTGATGCTGCAAAGAGGGCTGGTTCTAAGGAGATAGTGCCAATCATACCTTACTTCCCATACGCAAGACAAGATAAGAAAGACCAACCTAGAGGACCGATTGGTGCTAAGGTCATGGCTGAGATGATTGAGAACCGAGGTGCGACATCTGTAATCACATTTGATTTACATGCGGACCAAATTCAAGGGTTCTTCAATATTCCAGTTATGCATATGGAAGGTAAATATCTATTCGATAGATATGTCTTTGACCTTTACAGAGACCACATAGGGGATAACATTGTGTTATGTGCCCCAGATGCTGGTGCTGCTAAGAGAGTTAAGGGATTCAGAGACCAACTAAAAGAAAGATGGAAAATGGACTTACCAATCG